TGGTCCGCCTGAATATGTTTCGTGTTCTACAGTTCCAGCCTCTACACCCGGTTTCAAAGTATTATTAGTTTCGTCTATATTATCTTGGACTTGATTTTTAGCATCGTTTTCAGTAAGTGCATCTAAATAAGTTTCTTGTCCGCCTAGCAAATCACCTCCGTAAATGTATCCGCTGGGTTTAGGATCATATTTTTCTCCTACAGTACTATCTATAAGACGTTGTCTATCACTTTCTGTTTCAGTACCTGCTTGATTAGATGCACCCTTTGGTAAAATAGAATTTGCTACTGCTTGTCCTATTTGTCTATCAGATAAACTATTTACTAGTGCTGTAGCCGTTGCTCCCACACGGTCTGATATGACGTCTTTGATTTGGTTTTCATCTAATCCTGCCGCTCTTGCTAAATCTCTTATACTGCCATCTTTTGCCGCTTTAAATAAATTAAAGAATCTTTTAGCATCTTGAAATTTAGCGGCGAAACTGGCTAATGATTTACCAGATAATGGTTCTCCTGATTCTGCTGGGTCTATAGCAAAATTGGTAATATTATTTAATACAGCATTACCAAATCTTGTTGAACCTTTTGGTGGTATTAATAAGTTTATACCTAAATCATATTTAAGATCTACATTTAAAATTTGATCGTTTCTACCAGTAAAGATGTATTCATATGCTCTCATAATTTCCATACTTTGAACTCTTTCTTGTATTTTTTTTGCTGTTGGATCAAGTTCTTCTTTTACGGCAAATTGTTTTCCTGAAGGTGTTTCAAATACTCCTGGTGTAAACACTACTTGTTTTGAATAACCTTGTCTGCTTTCATCATATTCTATTTGTCTAACATATCCATTTATTTTATAATCATGTATAAATGTTTTAGTGTCATCATATTTAAAATCTCCTTTCTCATCAAACATTGTTCTGGTAATGCCATTTGTGAAATCTACATTTCTTGCAAGTAGCATGCCTATATATGTGCTTATGTCTGTTCCTGCAGGAACTTCTATCTTAATATCTTCTGTTTTAGGATTAGATGTATCTCTGGTTGGTTCTTCAGTTTTGTCTGTTGTTCCACTTACTCTATCACCACCTGGTGTATTATCTTGTTCGGTATTTGTATCTGCTGTAGCATCAGATCCTCTATCTAATATAGGGTCTTTTATAATAGTTTGTCCGTCACCTGTTAAATTATGTAATTTAAATTCTATAGTATCTATTTGAGACTGATCTTCTGCGGAAATACTTTCATTATACTTGTTCCATTGTCCTTTAAAATCTTCTATATGCTGATCTATGTTTGAGCCTTTGGTTGTGAAAGTAGTAGGTGTCTTATAATTTGTATCTGTAAAAGCAAGATCATCTGCTATAGCAAAGTCTAGATCATAAGTTGTGCCTGTGCTATCTAAGGCAAATCTTGCATTTTTTAAAAGTGCTTTATATCTATAAGGACCAGCAACATGTTTAATAGCACCGCCATTGTCATGATCATTTATATCATCTTCATAACCTTGAAAATTTATTTCAAAGAAGAACGGAGCCGCATCTACCCCTTTACCTGATAGGGGAGGTATTCCTAAACGTCGACGTCCTAATACAATCATATCAAAAAAGTTTGCGGCACCTGGTTGTTTAATTACACAGGAAATTGCTTGTGTAATTTTTCCGCCTTTACCACTTGGTACTGACATTATTTCTACGTTATCTATTAATGTTCCAGTTACACCTGTTTGTGCTAAAACTATTGTTTTTCCAGGTGAGGCTGTATAGGCGCCGTTCAAAAATCCGCCTTTATTAGTAACTTGCCCACCTACATCTTCTCTAGGTTTAGCATCACCGTCGTCACTTTGTGTTTGAGTATTTTCTTCAGTAGGGGGTATCATATATAATTTTATATTATATGTTACGTTATTAAAATTATCTAAGGGGTTCGTAGGAATTTGTCCTAAGAAACTGTTATTCATGGACGCAAGTTTTGAATTTAATTCTGTGTCAGCCATTTTCTATCCTACAAACGATTTGACTGTATCCGGTGAAGGTATCTTTATTATTACTCCTGGTTTAAAATCGTTTAAAGGATCTTTAATGATATCAGGATTTTTTAATGCAAACACCCACCATAATCTAGGACTTCCATACAATTCCATGGCTAGTATATCAGGTCTACCGTTATGTGCTTCTTTAATTTTGTAATCTATTTCAAAAGCATCTTCTGGTATTTTAGGTAAGGAGTTAATATCCAGGAACCCTTCAAATGTTCCTGCATTCCTTAAAAAACTATCTCTTCTATGAAAATCTGCCATTAAATATATCCGTCTTTATATGCCGCTCCAGTTCTTAATGTATTAAGATTGAAGTTTTTACGCAATTTATGTGGTGTGTAACTTGGGTAAATATCTAGTGTAACTGTAGATTCAGTTGGAACAAACGTTGTTGTTGCTTCATTTCCTACCTTAATTTCTACTGGTACATAATCAACATCAGGTGGTAATTCTAATGAATAAGATAATACAATAACAGGTACCTTATTAAATCCGTGATCTCCTAAATATTCAAATAATAACACAGGAGGTGGTGTACCAAATGTACCGTCAGCAACTGATTGATCACCGTAAAATGATTTAGTAACTACTCTACAAAATTGCATCATTGCTAGATAATATCTACCTTCGTCTATGTTGTTTACTGTAAATGTAGATGTAAGTGTAAGTCTAGGTGGTGTTGACATTTGATATGTGTTTATAGGATAGTTCATTCCTTGCATTTGCATTTGATCATATTCTGCTGATCCAACTACATAAATCTGTGGCACATATTGCCAAACAAGTCCGCCTGATGCCTTTATAGGATTCATAATACCATTTTCATCGCTACCGTAAAACCTTTGTGCTCCACCGGCTTTAGGTCTTAATCTCGCTCTCCAGTCAAAATTGTCTACAAATCCTTTGCCTTCACTAGGATTAATTGCTGTAGAACTTGCGGCCTGATTACTTTGTTGTCCTAATTGTTGTTTTAATTGTTGTTCACTAAGTTGCCTTGCACCAAATAATAAATTACTACCTGGGTTTCTACTAGGGCCTGCATTTCCATCGTAAAAGAAAGAATAAAAATCTGCATCAGATAATCCACCTAAAATTGCACCTGATATGACTTTTCCTCCTGGCACTTGACCAATGAGGTTATTACCTAGACCGCCTATTAAACCTTTTAAATAATCTTTTCCGCTTGGCATTTAATCTCCTGTTATACAACTATTTATCGTATTCATTAAAACTAGTTTTAAATTGCCAGTTTTACTAAATACTTATTGACAATACACTAGAACTGTGTATAATAACACAATATAAATGAACTATAATTTTGAGGAGATTATTAATGGCACAGCCAAAAAAGGTTAATTACCTAAACAATAAAGACATTCTAAAAGAAATACACAAAAGCAAAATGACATACTGTTATGTAGCAGATGATCAGTATGCAGAATTTGATGTAATTTTAGATGATGTCAAAAAAATTAACAGAAATAGCATTAAAGTTGCTAGAGAAAACAGAGCATCACAAGTACAATCAGCAGGTTACCAAGCCGCAATGGCATTACATGATCCTAAAGATTATAAAAATAAACCCAAGCAGAAAGAATTTGCAATAGACCCTAAAAGTATAGATCAAGAAGATTTAATTTTTAGAGTTATGGATATGGAGCATATTCCTTTAGAACCAGGCAGAAAGAAAAATCCTCGTAATGAAGCAGAAACTAGAGCAAAAGTAAACTTTCCTCCTTTTAAACATTATGCTTACGTAGGCGGAGAAATAAAAGAAGTTGCTAGAAGTCACTGGCAAGGAAGTTTAAGCAATGGTGAGTTTTGTGTAGATCATGGAAGGATTACAAATAAATTAGGAACTATGTTTTTAAAACTTGTTGAGAGGTATAGTCATAGAGCAAACTGGAGAGGTTACACTTATGTTGACGAAATGAGAGGTCAAGCATTAGTACAATTATCTCAGATAGGTTTGCAGTTTAATGAAGCAAAATCAGATAATCCGTTTGCATATTATACGGCCGCAGTAAACAATAGTTTTACAAGAATTTTAAATTTAGAGAAAAGAAATCAAACTATTAGAGATGATATTCTAATTGATAGTGGCCATTTGCCAAGTTATGGTAGACAGATACAACACGAAGAAGAAATGCGCCTTCTTAGAGAAGCCGCACAATCAGATAATTCACAAGACTAATTTATGGCTGAACTGTTTAAGACAGCGGCTTGTTTTACTGATATACATTACGGATTAAAACAAAATAGCCGTTTACATTTAGAAGATTGCAGTAGATATGTAGACTGGTTTATTGCAGAAGCAAAGGCTAGAAATGCAGAAACATGTATCTTTCTAGGGGACTGGAATCATCACAGAGCAAGTATTAGTGTTGCTACAATGAATGCTTCAATCAAAGCATTTAAAAAACTTAACGACAACTTTGAAAAAGTTTATATGATTATGGGTAATCATGATCTATACTATAAAGACAAAAGAGAACTTAACAGTATAGAGTACATCAGAGATTTAGAAAACTTTGTAATGATTGATGAACATTTTGTACAGGATGATGTTGCTATTATTCCTTGGTTAGTAGCAGACGAACATAAGAAAGTATCTAAAATGAAATGCAAATATATGTTTGGACATTTTGAATTACCATACTTTAAAATGAATGCAATGGTAGAGATGCCAGATCACGGAGGTATAAATGATAAAATGCTAAGTGGTCCTGAGTATGTGTTTAGTGGACACTTCCACAAAAGACAATTTAAAAACAACATACATTATATAGGCAATGCTTTCCCACACAATTACGCAGATGTAGATGATAATGAAAGAGGTGCTATGTTCTTGACATGGGGAGAAGAGCCTCTTTATGTAAATTGGGCAGAGTGTCCCAAGTACAAAGTATTTACATTAAAGCAATTACTGGACGATCATGCAACATTACTAGATCAATACACTTATGCAAGAGTTAAATTAGACATTAGTATTTCTTATGAAGAAGCAAACTTTATAAGAGAGAAGATGGCTGAACAATATAAAGTAAGAGAACTTCAACTTATTCCTATAAAGGAAGAAGAGGAATACGAAGGCGGTGAAATTAGTTTTGAAAGTGTAGATCAAATTGTTATACAACAACTTGAAACAATAGATAGTCAGCAAGTAGATAAACAACGACTGATTGAAATTTACAACAGCATAGAAACCTTATAATGTTAAAGATAAAAAACGTATCAGCAAAGAACTTTATGAGTGTGGGTAATAACACACAGGCAGTTAATCTGGATAACTGTCAACTCACATTAGTTTTAGGTCACAACTTAGACATGGGCGGAGATGGTAGTAGAAACGGTACAGGTAAAACTACTATAATAAATGCTCTCAGTTACGCATTATATGGAGATGCTCTTACTAATATTAGAAAAGATAACCTTATTAATAAAACAAATGGTAAAGGAATGATTGTTACTGTGGAGTTTGAAATAGAAGGTAAATCTTATCGTATAGAAAGAGGTAGAAGACCTAATGTACTTAAACTTTTTATCAACGGTGAAGATGCATTAGATAATGAACAACAAGGTGATAGTAGGGAAACACAAAAAGAAATAGAAAAGATTATAGGTTTCCCACACAATATGTTTAAGCATTTGATTGCACTAAACACATATACTGAACCTTTCCTTGCAATGAAAAACAACGATCAACGTGATATGATTGAGCAGTTGTTGGGTATTACAGAACTTTCACAAAAAGCAGAAGTATTAAAAGAAAGACAAAAGGTTACTAGAGATAGTATTAAAGAAGAAGAAATAAGAATCAATGCTGTAGAAGAAAGCAACAAACGAATAGATAAAAACATAAAAGAAATAGAAAGTCGTAGTAGAGCATGGGAAAAGAACAAAGAGGACAAACTAATAGAGTTGGGCGAAAAAATAATTCGCATGGAAAGAATTGATATTGATACAGAATTAGCAAACCATAAATTACTATCTACATACAAAGATCAACGTTCTAGTTTACAAACATTACAAGCAGAAGAAAAACGTACATCAACTAGTTTGACTAGGAGTTCTAAGAAGTTAGAAGAACTAGAAAGCAATTTAGAGAGTGCGAAAGCAGGTGTATGCCCTGCTTGTGAACAGCCTACTGCACACTTAGATACACATGAGCAATACACAAACGAACTAGTAGAAAAAATAGATAAAGAAAAAGAATACTATAAGGAAATAGAAAGTATTAGTAATGAAACAACTGAAGCCTTAAAAGAATTCAGTGATATACCTGAAGACCCTGAAGTATATTATAATACATTAGAAGAAGCATTAGAACACAAACATAATGTTGAAACAATGCAAACAAACTTAGAATCAATGGCATTAGATATAAATCCTTATATAGAACAAATTGAAGGATTAAAAACTACAGGAATACAGGATATAAGTTTTGATGTAATGAATGAACTTACTCATTTGCAAGATCATCAAGACTTCTTATACAAACTGCTAACAAGTAAAGATAGTTTTATCCGTAAAAGAATCATAGATCAAAACATAGCATACTTAAATCATAGATTAGCATATTATTTAGATAGGTTAGGATTACCGCATGATGTAAAATTTGCTAGTGATTTAGGAGTAGAAATTACAGAATATGGCAGAGATTTAGACTTTGATAATTTAAGTAGAGGAGAACGCAATAGGCTTATTCTCGGACTTAGTTGGGCATTTAGAGACATATATGAAAGTTTAAACAGGCCAATGAATCTAATGTGTGTTGATGAACTTATAGATAGTGGTATGGATAGTATGGGTGTAGAAAACTCCTTAGGTATACTTAAGAAAATGCATAGAGAACAAGGCAAAAACATTATGTTAATATCACACAAAGAAGAACTTGTAGGTCGTGTGAATAATGTGCTAACAGTTGTAAAAGAAGGCGGCTTTACAAGTTACAACACAGATACCGAATATGTTAATTAATGTTAATCTCGGAAAAGATAAAATAAATTATACACTTGTATATGAATTATTCAATCACAGAGTATCCAGAAGGATATGGAAAAGATTCAAAGACACAGAATTTAAACTTCTAAGTCACGATAGATTTTATGGATTTGGTGAAACCAGAGAAGAAATAGAAATAGAGCTTCAAAAGGATATAGTAAATTTACAAAAGTTAAAACCAGATCTTTATCTCCCAGAAGATGACTTAAATTATCTACATGAGAATTTTGTAGAAGTACATCGTAGTTTATCCCCCGAAGAAAATGAAGCAAGATACTGGCTTAGTAAATTTAATTACGATATTCATCATTTAGAAAATTTTGATGTAGGATTGCCTACACGATTCATTACCACTACCGAAGATGAAGGTGAGCCTCTAAAAGAATCTGATTATGATTTATTTGATAAAAATATTTTAGAAAATCATCTGTATATGAACTATCCTCATGTGGGCAAGGAACTTATGGGTATATACCAAAATCACGATGTTGATATACCCGCAGAACAAATTATGCCTACGTCTGTGTTGAAAAATGATTTATTTGGTTGGTTTAATCCTGATAGAATATGGACAGATAAAATGGATATTGGTCAGAAAAGATTCTTATCTAAAATATATAATAAACTGCCTTATGATATGTACGATAAAAGACTGGCTATAGGTAAAATACCGTTAGGCAAATTAGCACACGAACCAAGCAAAGAACTTATAAAACAAAATAGATATATTCATTCTATAACTGCAACATAATGTTTAGGTCCTACGGACCTTTTCAAACTACATTCAATCGTTTCGTTTCACTACACTCTTTCTTTTGTTTGAAAGTTTTTTAAGTAATACCGTTATCATGTATGTTTGGGTCATAACTCACCTATACAGGTGAGAATGATGTCATCATGTGATGCCGTCGCCATCTTAACCTCGGGTGCTACTAGGAACCGGTGAGCCTTCTGTCCCCATACACTACCGTCACGAATCTCACGGAAATTATATAACCTAGGTAAGGTTAGTTATATAACTTGTAAGTTGCTTTTTCTCAGAGCTTACATCCTTTTAATACTGTTTGTCGTGTGTTTGTATTTTTGCCGCTATACATCTCCAATATCTCGCACCGGGTGTTTCCATTGCCGGATTGTCGAGGAGCCCGATTTTATATGCCTCGGTTGGGGCCGGTGTATAGTCCTATGTGTGCCTTGATTGACTTTACGTCTGTGATGCCATGATGTGAGTTGTTATCAGCAATTAGTTATCAGTCTGATAATGCTTCTTTCAGGATTTTTGAACCGCCTACTCTAACGTTAATAATTCCGTTATAATAGTCGTCAGTAAGTAGTACTTCTCGTTCGAATTGTTCTTTGGCTTCCAGGTAACTTGCAACGCCTCTACTAGGACAAAGATATAAAATTTCTCTTGTAAATTTGTCTTCTCCTAAAGTAATAACATCTTCTTTTAAATAATCATTACTGCCCCAATATGTACGCCAATCTGATTCTTTGTAACCACGACGTTTATTCTTTTTGCCTTTTAAGGGAGGTTTAGTTGTTTTAAATTTTGCAAGTTTTTTACCTACGTATTTTTTATTATTTGTATTGTTTGTGATAATGTAAACAAATGCTTCACAGTCTTCAGGAAGTTGATCTAATTCTTTTTGTTTATATAACCACATTATAAGTATTCATTTGTTTCAGAATCATCACCGTTTCTTGCTTTAGAAAAATTAGTTAAAACTTCTATAAATAATACTCTTTCTTCTGATGATAAATTCCATGCTTCTGTATAAGAGATCGTGCCTTCACTATACACTACCATTTCCATAATGTTTTTATATAGTGCCGATCTGTCGTTTTTTAACTTCTCTAGGAACTGAATTATTTCATCAGGTTCGGCTGTCGCTAGGAAGCCGTGAAAAAATTTACAGGGTCTAATATAATTTTTGTTTCTGTAATTTTGTCTTCGCCGCAATCTTCACATGCAAATTTAACATCTTTTGAAACACCTTTTGTAGAAATTTTACTGCTTTCTTCTTCTATCTTAGTACCAATACTTGCTTCACAGTTTTCTAAAAACTCAACAATTTGTTCTCTATCAGTAACTTCTACAGGTTCATCACCGTCTATTATAATTCTTTCTATACTATCACAGATTAAATTAAAATTTAATAAAGCCATTCTATTAAAATTTTCATTAAAGATTGATAATTTGTCCATGTCATCTGGTAAATCTGCTATTCCTTGTAAACTTCTTGTAGTTTGGAAATTAACAAGACCTGCTTCTATTGTGCTTCTATATCTTACTGGACGTAAGTGTACAGACAATCCGTCCCACTTAATAGCATTCACTTCTTCAAGTGGATCTATCTGATCTAAGGCTTCTTGTATGCTTGTAGAGCCTGTAAGTTCTTTCTCACAATATTGACATTTAGTAGATACTTCCATATCATCGCCATATGTAGCAGATTGAATGCCCATTAAAAGAGCGTCTACATCTATATTTGTAAGTTCACGTGGCTCCAAAGCACTAGGTACACAACTTTTTATAACCTGTAATACTGCTTCTCCGTTTAATAATGCATCTGGATTTTTCATCATTATTTCATCCTTTGCAGTCATAGGAAAAATAGCAATTTCTTTGTTCTCTGGAAAGTCCAAATCTTTATCTGTATTGAACAATCCCCCACTAGGCAATTTCATATATAATTTAGGTTGCCTAAAATGATTTGCTAATGGATTGGTCTTATTTGTCATAATTAAAACTCCTGTTAATTCTTTTGATAAATACTACTATGAGTTTATCTTTTGATATATTTATCATAGTTAAAATAGTACTTAATGGAATTTAGTAAATGGATGCAATAACATTAGACAACGGACAAACGGTAGTACCAGATTGGGCTAAAGAAAGTACCATGAAAAGAATGGCGACTGACATGTCTAAATTGTCTAAAACTATTCAAGAAGAGAATGTCAAACTTATAAAAGCAATAACAAGTGGAAAGGGAACTAATCAAACCGCCAATCAAGCATCAAATAATGCTAATAGCAAAGCTCAAGATGAAAATACTAAACAAGTAAAAAAAGCATCTATGGAATATAATAATGCTAGAGGATTATTTGTTGATATGGGTGCCGCCTTTGGTGGAGCAGTTCAGGGTATAGTCACAGGAATAGGTGCTGTATCAGGTGCTGTAGCGGCATTGGCCGGTGATGTAATGTTGAGATATACAGGTTCTTTGAATAGATTAACAGACGTTGGATTGAATCAAGCAGACGAATTTGTAAGAACTAATTTTGAATTAAGAACATTTGGATTAAGTTTAGCAGATGCCACTAACTTTACACTTACTACTGCAGGTGCTTTTCAGGCTTTAGGTGGCGAATCTGTTAATAAAATGTTAGATACATTTGATTCGATGACCGATGCTGGGTCTAGATTTGGTTTAAGATTAGAAGATAATATAGAAATTTTCAGAGATGAAATGCGATTTGCTACAAGAATGGGTAACATAGGTGAATTAAATGCAAAACAACAACAAAAACTTTCTATACAGACAGCCGAACTATTAGAAACACAGATTGCCTATTCAGGTGCTTTGGGAGAAAGTGTAGAAGTTATAAGAATGTTTGCAATTAACACTTTGGAAAATGCAACAGACTTTCAATCAAGGTTGCTTTTAACTAGCGAAGCCACAAGACAGGAAATGTTAAAGGGTGCTCAAGAGTTTGTTAGTGTTTTAAGAGCAACAGGCGGAGAACTAGGTGGAGAATTAGCCGCGGCGGCTATTGAAGCGGGCTCATTTGGTGCTATTGGTTTCAGTGAAGCGGCAAAAAGATTTATAACAGTATTGCCTACTTTAGCAGGTAGTTTTAATAATGTAATAAATGATTTTAATCGTGGTCTTATTGATGGTGAAGAAGCCGCATTAATGTTTACAGAGCAGTTAGGAAATTTATCTGAAGGTGAAAAACAAAGAATATTTGCAATAGCCAGAACAGGTGACCAACAGGCATTACAAATGTCTAAAGGTATTATGCAATTTGAAAAAGCCGCTAAGAAAATATCAGATATGGGAGATAAATTTAAAGATGTATCTCCGGTAGAATTTCAAAGAATGGTCAACTTGCTTAGTGGTTCTGGTTCTCAACTTATAGAATCTATAACAGCAGTCAAAGATAAGTTTATTATGAATTTTTTAATGGGTATAGATTACAATAAATTTAATAATTCTTTTGCATCACTTAGAGAGGCACTTATAAATCTTGCAGAAACTTTCTTTGATATTGAAGGCGACACATCAGGCCTTGCTGAGATGTTTGCTGAAAAATTACCAGTAGCAATAGATTATATGACGGTAAAAATTTCACAATTTAATACTGCTGTATCAAAGTTTTTAGACGAAAATGAAGGTGCCGGATATTTAGATACGTTTAAAGCCAAAATAATTCCAATTTTAGAAAATATTGGTAAAATGTTAGAAATAGAATTTAAAGTTATGATTGCAGGATTAGTTGCAAGGATAATGCCTGGGTCAAATGAAGAAAAAGTTCAGGCCGCAAAAGATAATAAAAGAGAAGAGTTAGAATTAAGAAACAAGAGAAGAGAAGTCGAAAAATACAGTGAACAAGTGTTTGCAAAATCAAGTTTAGGCAAAAAACCAGATCAAACTTCTTTTAATATCGATCATGGCGGGGGTTTTGATGACCCAAATCGTTTAGGTACTAGAAACTTCCATAAGCAATTCCAACAATTCTTTAATCCAAATTCTGAAGCCGAAAATATAATAGGTAAAAGAGGCGGAGCCGCAGGATTCTTAGGTGATGTTGATACGCCAGGAGTTGGTAATTTGAGATTTGTAAGTGATGCTAAACAAAATGTTGTCAGTTTGGGCGATACAAAAATGTCAAAAAGTGAACAAGAACAGTTAGATCGATTTATGGATGGTACAAGAACACAGGCAGAACGATTTGAAGTATTTCGAGCACAACAAACTGAACTTGGTTTAAATAGATCTCAACAAGCAGACTTTAAAAATACCTTTGATACAGATGGCGTAGCAGGATTATCTAATGAAGAATTAAAATCATACTTTGAAACACTTATTCTTTTAACTAGAAAACAAACAAAAATTGTCGAAGAAGGCAACCAGTAACCAAAAAGTATAATCAATACTTGACAACTTCAGATAAATAGTGTAATATAACTAAAAGGATTCATATATGAGTTGGAAAAAGTATTTTACATCAGTTGACAATAGTGGGTTACCACTAAATGTTACTGGGAACCAGTCTGAAACAGGACCTGGTGCGGCTTCCAGCAGATATGCAAGTTGGTTACCTGAAGTATATGCAGGGTCTCCCAACAGATTAATGAGATATATGCAGTATGACCAAATGGATAATGATTTGGAAATAAATGCCGCATTAGACACAGTTGCAGAATTTGGAACACAAGAAGATGATTACTCAGGACTTCCTTTTGAATTAAAATACAATCAAGAACCCACAGATACAGAAAGTGCTATTATAGGTAAAACTATAAAGCAATGGAGTAAATTAAACGATTTACATAAAAGAGTATTTGGTATATTTAGAAGCACAATTAAATATGGTGATCAGTTCTTTATCAGAGACCCAGAAACATTTAAACTATATTGGTGTGATCCAGCAAATGTAGAAAAGGTTATTGTAAACGAATCAGAAGGTAAGAAGATAGAAACTTACTTTATAAAAAATTTAGAACCCTTATTTGAAGAATTAACTGCAACAAGTGTAGCAGGATTACATTCTAGACCCTACGGAAGTGGACAAGGTCTAACTGGTGTAATGGCAGGCGTAAACAGTACTGCTAATGCATACGGTACAGGGGCAATAGACGGTGCAGATCAGGGAACTCCTGTTGATGCTAAACATGTTGTACATGTAAGTTTAACACAAGGTATGGACCATGCATGGCCTTTTGGTGTAAGTATTTTAGAACCAATATTTAAAGTGTTCAAGCAAAAAGAACTGTTAGAAGACTCTATTATAATATACAGGGTACACAGAGCACCTGAAAGAAGAGTGTTTATGATTGATGTTGGTAACATGCCACCTCATAAAGCAAGACAATATTTAGAACAAGTAAAGTATGAGGTACAACAAAAACGTGTACCTAATAAGAAAGCAGACGGCAGTGGTGTTGTAGACGCCGCTTATAACCCAATGAGTATGTTAGAAGATTACTTCTTTGCTCAAACGGCAGATGGTAGAGGCTCTAAAGTAGACACACTACCAGGCGGAGAAAACCTTGGGCAAATAGATGATTTAAGATATTTCAACAATAAACTATTACGTGGACTAAGAATACCTAGTTCTTACTTACCTACAGGGCCTGATGATGGGTCAGCAGTATATAATGACGGTAAAGTAGGTGTTGCTTATATACAAGAATATAGGTTTGCAAAGTATGTAGAAAGGCTTCAAAGACAGATACAAGAAGACATGGATAGGGAATTTAAGAAGTTTTTAAAGCACCGTGGCATTGATATAGATAGTGCATTATTCAACATAGAGTTCAATAAACCGTTAAATTTTAGCACTTATAAAGACCTACAATTAGATACAGAACGTGCTAATTTATATAATGCAGTAGCGGCGGTTCCAACGTTATCTAATCAGTTTAAACTTAAAAAATACTTAGGATTAACAGAACAAGAAATTAAAGAAAACGAAGAGCTCTGGAGAGCAGAAAACGGTTATAAGAAGTATGATACACAAGACGGTAAATCTGCAGAACTAAGAAACTTAGGTATAAGACCTAATGATCCAATGATGGTAGACCCTAATTTTGAAATCCCTCAGGGAGATATACCTCTTGAAGGTCCAGAAACTGGCGAAGAAGGCATAAATACTGATACAGGAGAACCTACACCACCAATAACACCAGGTGGTCCAGGTAGTTTATAATGAGATTAATAGAATTTTACAATCCAGAACTTGACGAGTTTGTTAAAAGAAGTAAAGAGGACACAAGAAAGTCTAAACTTACTTTAGAAGAATTAGGCAAATTAAGAAAAGTAAGAGATCTTAAAAATAAAGAAAAAGACGAGCATGATAAATTTGTGCAAGTCATGTATGCGTCTCCTACACAAGATGCAGGTGGGTTAGTTTAAACTAGTTTTTAAGTATATTGTTAAAAACATTAAATATAAAGACATAAACAAGCGAATTACTCGTTTTCGCATCAAAAACATCATTTTCACACCGTTTTACATCAAATAAACATACATCTAATAAGTACTTAACAGGGTAGAGTGACTTTAATGTCATCTTATCAAAAAAAATTTAATCGGAGAGACCACAATGTCAGAATCAAGAACACAATTAGAAAACATTCTTGAACTTTTACTAGCCGAAGAAAACGATAAAGCGGAAGAAATGCTTCATGAGTATGTTGTTGCTAAAGCAAGAGCAGAATATGAAAAAGTTCTAGACGAAGACGTTTCCGAGGAAGAAGAAGTTGAAGAAGCAGTAGAATCAGAAGAAGAAGCAGTTGAAGAAGAAATGAAACCTAAGAAGTCTAAAAAGAAAGACGAGGACATGGACGAATCAGCAGAATCAGAAGAAGATGCAGTTGAAGAAGAAATTGAAGTTGATGAAGTAATTGATCAATCAAATGACTTTGAATCAGACATATCAGCAGACGAAGAAGGAACTTTTAGTGAAGAGGACGAAGAAGAAATGGAACCAGAAATGGACATGGATTCAGAAGACGGCGACTTAGAAGACAAAGTTGATGATATAGAAGCAGAACTTGAAGATCTTAAAGCAGAATTTGAAAAATTATTAGCAGATGACGAAGAATCAGAAATGGAAGACGGCGAAGAAGCAGAAATGGATGCTATGCCTGATGAAATGGACATGGATTTAGAGTCAGTTGAATATGACTTAGACGAAGAAGTTGCAGAAGAAAGTGATGAAGTTGTTGAAGAAGCAACTAAATTACAAGACAAAGTTGCAGAACCTAAAGGCGGTGCAGATGACGGACCAGAAGGCAAGAAAATGCCTGCTCCTTCAAAGATCGCAGATGGTAGTGTAAAAGCACCAGTCCTAAAAGACGGTGGCGAAGGCAACCACGGTGAGTCAGCAAAAGATCACACACCTACAGACAACATTAACGTTGACCATAAAAAGGCATAAGTCTTTTTATTAAACAGTAGGAGTTATATAAATGGCCAATAAACTTTATGAGTATCTAAGTCCAGAAGCGTCTAATGTCCAAATTATGGAATCAAAAGACGGTAAAGATTTATTCATGCAGGGTTTATTCATTCAAGGTGATGTAAAAAACCAGAATGGTAGAGTATATCCGAAGGATGAAATACAAAAGGCTGTTAATAGTGTAAAAGAACGTCTTGGAAAAGGCGAAACTGTGATGGGTGAGTTAGATCATCCTGAAGAGTTGCAGATAAATTTAGACCGTGTAAGTCACATAATTACAGATATGAATTATGATGATTCAAACGGTTTGGGCAAACTTAAAATTATAGAAACACCGATGGGTAATATTGCGAGAGCATTATTAAAAGCAGGTGCTAAACTTGGTGTAAGCAGTAGAGGTAGTGGAAACGTCGACGGAAGTGGACAAGTAAGCGACTTTGATATTGTAACAGTGGACATTGTGGCACAGCCAAGTGCTCCTGATGCCTATCCTAAAACTATATATGAGAGTTTATTTAATATGCGAGGCGGCGCTCAAATGTTTGAAACCGCTAGTGCATTAACACACGATAAAAGTGCAGAAAAACACTTGATGAAAGCAATCACTGGTTTCATCAATGATTTAAAATTATAAGTAGGAGACTACTATGGCAGTGAATTTTACAGAACTACTTGAGAACGCGGAATTGACAGAAGATGTCAAATCAGCTCTTCAAGAAGCATGGGACGGTAAAATTTCTGAAGCAAGAGAAGAACTTACTGCAGAACTTAGAGAAGAGTTTGCACAGCGATACGAACATGACAAAGGTCAAATCGTAGAAGCAGTTGACAACTTTATCTCAGAAAAAGTAGAAGCAGAAATTTCCGAAATTGTTGCAGAAAAAGAATCCCTTGCAAATGATCGAGTGAAGTACACGAAGGCCATTAGTGAGCATGCCAAAGTACTTGACCAATTTGTAACTGAAATGGTTGCAAAGGAAGTTAAAGAACTTAGAGCAGATAGAGCCAATACAAGTGAGCATGTTGCAAAATTAGATAATTTTGTTGCAGAGCAACTTGCTAGTGAACTATCCGAATTCCACGAAGACAAAAAAGGTTTAGTGGAGCAAAAAGTCAAAATGGTAAGAGAAGGCAAAAAGCAATTAGCAGAAGCCAAGAAAGATTTCATTAAGAAAGCGGCAGACAAGGTCGAAGGCGTTGTCAACGGCGTAATTACTAATGAAGTCCAATCTTTCCGTGAAGATATTACTAAGGCACGTGAAAACGATTTCGGTCGTAGGATTTTTGAAGCATTTGCAAATGAGTATGGCGTAAGTTATCTCAATGAAGCAAAGGAAATCAAGAAGGTACAAAAACAGGTAGCTCAGTTGGAAAATCAACTTAACGAATCTCAACAAGCAATTGAAGAGAAAGAAGAAACAGTTAAATTAACTGAATCTAAGTTAAGAGTTTCAGAAGATCGTTTCGAAAGAAAGGAAAAACTAAACGAATTGATGGCCCCATTGGGTAAAGAAAAGAAAGAAATTATGTCAGATTTACTTGAAAGTGTTAAAACTGAAAAACTGGAAGAGTCCTTTAACAAGTACTTACCTTCAGTTATAGATGGAGAAACACCAAGAGCGAAGAAGACATTGTCAGAATCAGTTACTAGTGAACATACTGGTAATAAGGCGGCTGTAATTACAGAAGCCGATGACAAAAGTGCGGAAAATATCGTAGAAATTGATATGATTCGTAAATTAGCCGGACTTTCAATAAAATAATAGGAGTTAGAAATGGCAGACTTATTTGAAAGCAACTGGTCAGCAACTAAAGACGCTTTACTAGAAGGATTAACTGGAAACAGAAAATCTAGTCTAGATGTTGTCCTCGAGAATACAAAGAGACATTTGTCAGAGGCCGCAACAGCAGGTGCCACAGGTGCAGGTTCAGTCGCAACTTTAAACAAAGTAATGTTACCGTTAATTAGAAGGGTTATGCCTTCTGTTATCGCTAACGAACTTGTTGGTGTACAACCAATGAGTGGTCCAGTGGGCCAAATCCATACATTAAGAGTACGTTATGCGGAAACTGGTGGTGGAGCAACAGCAGGTGATGAGGCTTTAAGTCCTTTCAAACTTGCATCTTCATATGCTGGATCTCCAGACGCCACAGCGGCGGCTGAGGGTAACCCAGGAAGAAAAATGAGCATTCAGATCTTAAAAGAAACTGTTGAAGCGAAAACCAGAAGGTTATCAGCAAGATGGACTTTTGAGGCGGCTCAAGACGCAGAATCAATGCATGGCGTAGACGTCGAAGCAGAAATTATGCAGGCATTAGCACAAGAAATCGTAGTTGAAATCGACCAAGAAATTATCGGTTCACTAAGAACTCTTGCAGGTGCAGGTACTACATTGAACTTCGGTGGAACCTTAACAGGTACTCCAGCATATATTGGTGATAGACATGCTCTATTAGCAATCGAGATTAACAGAGCGGCTAACAGAATCGCGGCTAGAACAAGACGTGGTGCTGGTAACTATATTGTTGTTTCTCCAGAAGCATTGACAATACTACAATCTGCAAGTACTTCAACATTTGCTAGAACAACTGAAGGATCTTTTGAAGCACCTACAAATACTAAATTTGTTGGTACACTAAACGGATCAATCAAAGTTTTTGCTGATAACTATGCGGCTGACGGAACTAAAGTTCTTGTTGGTTACAAAGGATCAAGCGAAACTGATGCTCCAGCATTCTATTGTCCGTACATTCCATTAATGAGCACAGGCCCAGTGATGGACCCAAGTTCATTTGAACCAGTAGTAAGTTTCATGACCAGATACGGTTATAAAGAACTTACAAATACTGCTTCATCTCTTGGTAATGCGGCAGACTACGTTGATGCAGTAACATTGGCAGGCGTAACATTCCAGTAAGCCGAAAGACTTATTAGATAAATTAAGAGCTCTCTTTGAGGGCTCTTTTTTTGAGCGGAATTTCATAATTAGGATTTATGATAAATAGTCTTATAGAACTTTTTAAAGTATAGGAAATTATAAATGGCAACAAAACGTACTTATATCGGTGTTGATGAAGAATTAGTAGTCAAAGGTAGACTAACGATTGAGGGTAATGTTACCCAAGTTGAAACCACACAAGAAGTTAACCGTGTAGAATCAAATGCATTCGTAATTAATTCTGACGGTACAGCAGGCACAACAGTACTAGCAATAAAAAGTGGTAGTGATTTTGCTAATTTATCTTTTGCAGGCACAAATTTAGTTTCAAGTAAAACAATAACAACTAATATAGTTATACCTAATAGTGGCAGTTTAGTAATAACCGGAGGAGCAACATTAAGTGGTAATGCATTTACTGGGGTATCTAATGGAGCAGGTGCTTTAACAAATGATAGAACATTAGCATTAACAGGTGATGTAGCAGGTAGTGTTGCATTAGGATTAAATTCTAATACATCATCACCAAGCATGTCGGTAACTATACAACCTAACTCAGTTGCTTTAGGCACAGATACAGTAGGTAATTATGTTGCATCTGTTACAGGTGGTACAGGATTAACTTCTACAGTAACAAGTGGGGAAACTGCAAATCCAGTAATTAACTTAGATAATACTTCTGTTACAGCGGCGGCATATGGAGCAAATGCTTCTACAGTAAGCAACTTTACTGTAAATGCACAAGGACAATTAACAGCGGCGGCTAATCAACCTATAAGCATTACATCACATCAAATTACAAATTTAAGTGTTACTGATACAGGCGGAGATGGAAGTTTAGCATACAGTAGTGCCACTGGTGTATTTACATACACAGGCCCTAGTCAAGCAGAAGCAAATATCAGAATAGCGGCGGCACCAACACAGGTAAGAGCACATCTTAGTCATGTAGATGCAGGTGGCGATGGTTCATTTAGTTATAACAATACAACAGGTGTATTCACATACACTGGACCTAATCAAGCAGAAGCAAATGCAAGAATAGATGCCGCACCATTAAATGTAAGAGCACATGTAAGTGGTGGTACAGGTATTAGTTACAATAGTACAACTGGTGTTATCACTACAAACGATTCTCAAATAGATATTCACAGTTTAAGTGGTTATGTTGCAAACGAACATATAGATCATAGTGCTGTATCTATAACAGCAGGCACAGGTTTAACAGGCGGTGGAACAATAGCATCTACTAGAACATTAAATGTTATAGGCGGTGATGGTATAACCGCAAATGCAAATGATATAGCAGTAAATAGTACAGTTGTTAGAACAACTGGAACACAAATCGTAACAGGTGACAAAACATTTACTGGTACGGTAGATTTATCAGGTGCAACATTACCAGGTAATGTTAATTTTGCTGGAAATATAACAGCAACAAATATAGATACTGTAACTCAAACGGATTCTATAGTAACAGATAATAACATTTATCTTAACAAAGGTGGTTCTGATCAAGACGCAAAAATACAAGTAGAACACACTACTGCAAATGTATATTTAAAATGGGACGAAGGAACTGACAGATGGCAGTTTAGCAATGATGGTTCAACAGATTACAATATGCTTACAGAAAGTGATGTTGAAGGTTTCTTTAGTGCCAGTGATGCAGGTGGAGACGGAAGTCTAACTTACTCAGCAGGAGTATTTACATATACGGGTCCTAGCCAAGCAGAAGCAAATGCAAGAATTTCAGCCGCACCTTCACAAGTTAGAGCTCACATCAGTGTAACTGATGCAGGTGGTGATGGCTCATTAGCATATAATAATGGCACAGGTGTTATTACATATACAGGACCAAGTGCTTCAGAAACAAGAGCTCACTTTAGTGGTAGCACAGGAATTACATTAAGTAGTGGTGCAATCAGCATTACAAATTCAGGCGTAAGTGCAGGTACATACGGAACTAGT